TTGGCGGTGCTGTAACACCACTACTAGTAAACAATAGTTGATACGTATTGGTTAAATCATAAAAGCCTTTGCCTTCGCTAGTACCTTGTGTAATACTACTACTCTGTACTAAATTGTCCCAAGTTAGACTTAATACACCAATTTCATTAATGATATCTGCCCAGTTATAGTATCCAGCAGTGCTACCGCCAGTCATTTCCATATTCAAACGTAGCTGTCCGCCACTGTTAAAAAAGTAACGAGCATGGTTATAATTGTTGAATGCCCACTTATGTTCACCAATTAGTTTGTTCTGCCAAGTTGCTGAACGAGTATATGGTGTAGGTAGTGTTGGTGAAACTGTGCTAGCGTTAGTTGGATCAATTGTTAAGTGAGTGCTATTTGATATTATACTATTATTAACTTTAGTTTCAACTACATTTAGATCTTCAGCACGTATTAATGTTCTAGCAAGTATGTCTGTACGGTTAGATGGAACACTGAACACTAATATAGTATCATTGATGTTAACATGGTCTACCATAACATTGGTACGATTAACCATACCTTGTAGCCGTTCAGCAGTAATTAAAGTACCGTCAACAAGTGCATCATCAATATTAATTGCACCCCAGCCAAATTTATGGTTGGTGCGGTCAGCATCTGTTACAAGAACAGCACTGTACTTGTCGCCAAAAATTTTGTTGACGAGCTCAGCTACTGCATTGTATTCTGAAGCTAATACTGTTGTACCTGCTGATGCTGGCATATTACTTTGCTCCTACTACTACTTCGATTAAACCTTCACCGTCGTCGGTTTTATCTTCAAGAGCTCTCCCAATAATATTTCTATAATCTAGTACGTCTGCCATATTAACTTTTTCTGCGTGTCCTGGTGTATTACTTGTTACCAATCTGTCGCCTTTTCTTACTTTTCCAACAACTTTACAAGGCACCCGCCCTGCTAGTGCTACATACGGATGTGTTTCATCTGTACCTGCAGCACTATTCATTTCAAAACCTGGTGCTGTTGATATAATACCAAATACATCTGTATCACAGCATTGACGTGTTTGTGTAATTTCTTCTGCTCCGCCAATTCTTACTACTGTACCTGGTTCATATGCTTCATCTGCACTATAACGTTCTGCAAGGTCAGCATACTCAGCACTTGTAGCAGTACCTCTAAACTTAAAATTAGTTGTTGTGTTCATGTTAATTCCAGCTTGAATTACTGGAAACTGTGTACTCAAAGCAGTAACGCCATCTTCCAAGTATTCAGTACTTGCTGGCGTCCATGCAGTTGTATCATCTACAAGCATAGTAACAATAACATCATCAACGATATTTTCTATAGTATAGTGTGAAACTCCATTAGTGTCAAGCCTTGTTCTTACTTCCATTCTAGTATTACCAGCTGGTGAGCCGATTGTATACCATTCAGGCGCTTCATATATTTTTAAATAACTTTCACTTGTATCATACCAAAGTTGGCCTTCAGTTGGGTTATCTGGTGCCGTGACTCCTGCAAAGTTTTCTAATAAGTGTAGCAAGTCTTCGTTAAGATACTCGCCAAACCTGTTATAGTTCTTACCAATTAGTTTTAAACTGGTACTAGTATCGACGGTACCGTCGTTTACTACTATTGGCGTCTTGCCGCTTTCTGAATAATCTATTGTATATGGCATATCTTTTCCTTAAACATCACTATACGATGTGCGTAGTCTGAGTGTGTATATTACTTGTATTTTTCTGTTTGCGCTTTTTTGTACTGGATGGAAAATTACATGTGTTAGCAGATCATCATTAGCACTGTATAATGCTAGCTCGTCAAATACATATGTTCCATCCATGTTTGTAGCTGTATCAGTAGCATCTTGACCTGCAGGCTCGCCGTAGTCTAATGTACATGTTACAATCACATCACTGTATAAGTTTGTACTTGTATGTACTGCTTCAACATTGTTTAATACTGATGCACCACCTGCTTCATCTACTGTCTTACTAAAAGTTTGGTTATATAATGCACCACTTGACAAACTTGTATTAGTTGCTTTATATGTTACTGCACCTAGTCCGTCAATTGTTGTACCAGCATTACCAAATCGCATTGTACTAATGTGATGCGATCCAGTTGATCCTGTTTCATTTGCTAATAAGTTAGCAAGAGCAACACTCATGTTCTCAAAGTTAACGGCGTTGCGGCGCTTTGCTAATACTTCACCACTTTCAGGATCCCATATAGTAATGTGACCTTCTACACCTATCATTGTTTTTTCAGTTTTATTTACACTCATAATTTTTTTCCATTTATAATATTTATATAGATCCAGAACCCGCATTTCTAATGAAATTGTGTTCGGGTGTTATTCCTGCCGAAGCAAGGCTTACACCACTATCGTTATAGGCTAATCTTAGATTGTCACCGTAATGTCCAAAGTTTTCTAACACTGATACACGTGGTTCGTAATTAACTACGGCATTTATGGCATGTGCTTGTGAACTCGTGCCTCTTGTTCCTCTTGTGCAATATCTCAAGTTGCCGCCCTCGTATGCACCATATTCTATTCTTTCAGTTCCTATCCAAACAACTCCGCCGCCTGCTGGCATATTTGCAAAGATTTGATTTAGCGTAATTGTAGTATCAGTTGCCGTACAACCCTGAGCTAAGAATGTTTTAGTTGTATCAACAATAACTGAACTCTCGTATAAGCGATATGTTTCCCAAATATTCATACGGAACGAACGTGTATCAGTAGTTTCTGTAGATCCACTAGCATTAGTTTGTACTAGTATACTAATATTCTCATGTACATCCATTGGTAAAAATTCTGCTCCCCATCCTTCTTTAGTTGACTGTTGGAATACGTTAGCATCGTATATATACTCAATATCGCCATCAACTGTAGTAAATGTTATTACATCAACATTGTCAGGTGCTGTAGTAAATGTACCACCAGTTAGTATAGTATCTCCAGCCCAAGTTCTTTCAGTATGATCTTCATACTTCATTGTGATAACACCGTTGCGACTTAGTTCAGTGATTTCATTTTCACATGCCTCAATAAATGTATTACTATCTGTTGTACTATGTAGCTTAGTATGGAAAGGTTTAATTGTATTAAAGAATTCCTCAATAACATTTACACTATAGTTACCGTATTTTTCTTTTGCAACTAATAGCGGATGCTCAACATTTAGTTTTACAAATGTAGTCTTAAATGCAAAGTCGTCTGCTGTATTGTCTACAATTGCTTGATACAAGAACTTAAACCATAGTTTATTATATTTAACTTTGTGTCTACCAACAAATATTCTGGTTCTAAGCTCATCTATAATTCTACTTAGTGCGCCGTCAACTGTTGTGTCAAAACTATCTGTGTCAAATCCTGCTAAGTCAAAACCAAGACCAAACTTTTCGTTGTTCCATAGTTCTTCACTAAGTTCAATTGCACTACTTTCTTTGTGTTCTAGAATCCATTTACCGTCAATCATACTGTAAATTTCTGGTCTATTAATTCCGTCACTATGCATTACATTAGTAATACGAAGAGTATCACCATTACTATAAGCACTTGGAGTTGCATACAGTACTGTTTTATCAGTTGTATTATATGATGCTGGTATTGTATTATTGTATTCGTATGTTAATGTTCCATTTGAATCATATGTCCTTCTAACATAATCTACATAACGCCAGTACCCATTGATATCATAAGTTGTTATACCTTCAACATATGTTGAACTCAATACTGTATCCCAATTTGAAAGTTCTTCAACAATATTAATATCAGCTAACAATTTATTTGCTGTTTCAATAAAGTTTTGTCTTGCAATTGGTAACTCTCTTACTAAACTTTGTCTAGGACGTATCAAATGTCCATAGCGATTATATGGATGTAAGTTTAAGTCTGGCAATGCATGTGGACGGACAATTGTAATATCTGATTCTGGTGTACCCTCTGGTAAATTATAATCATAAATTGGCGCCCAATATGTCATTGTTGTATCTGTTGCAGGATCTTGATTTGTACTTGTTCCTAGTGATATATAATAGTTTCCGTTGCGTTCAACGACTTGATTATCACTATACACAGATGCAGTTGACCATGTAGTATATGTGTAGAGATCTGAATGTCTATTATATCCAGTTAAACTATCACGCATTTTAATGTGTAATTGTTCTGGTATAATACTTGTAGGATCATTTTCAGCAAGTAATGTCCACTCGCTCATTGGCAAACTATTGCTGTCAACTGTTTGGTTAATTTGTACAACTGTATTATCAGTTACAAATTGTGAAATGTTTGCTAGTATTAGTTCACTATCACCTGCCGCAGCCGCCCAACTGATATCAAAAGCAGTTGGATTTACTAATAATTGCGATAGTTGGTATGTGTTATAATTACGTTGGCCCAAACTACTAAGTTTGTTTTTCACCCAGAAGTAGTAAGTAACTGATGTTTGTCTTGTATTTGGGTTATAATATTGTTCTTCAACCCAACGATATACATTTTCACCATCTATATTCATTACTAGTGGTTCACCAGTAGCAGTTTTTCCATCTATAACGCCTTTGCGCTCTACTAAGTCAACCCATTCCTCTGGTAACACACTACTACGTGTCCATTCATAAACATCAATAGTTGAACCATCAAATAATTTACCCCAGTTAGCTTGTTTATAATCAATATTACTTTGTTCGTAATCAATGTATATTGCAGTTTTAATATCCCACCAGCGTTGGCCAACTTGTTGATTGCCCCATCTATTTGTATTTTCATTAAATCCATCAAGTGTATTATAATTATAACTTGCAATGTCTGATGTTAGTATAAAGTCAATCTCATCATTGATAAACCCAGGTATAATACCTTTAGCTGGATCAAATACTTCTAGTTGTGATATTAAACTTCTTGTGTATGCATCATATAGTTTAACATTATCTATTAGATCATTACGTGCTTGTGGCAATGATTCTCTAACTTTAACCCATCCTTCTGCACCAGTATGCCCAGTATTATTTGTATAATTTCCTGCATAACGGTATA